ATCGGTGGTCAGCGCATTGACCGCCAGTACGGTGACTGGATGCATATCTGGAACCAGCTCACTCAGTCCACTGAGCAGCAGCGCGGTTACTACAAGATGATCGGCAACACCACCCAGCTCACTTACATCACCGATCCCTCTTTCGCTGACGTTGACGGCCCTTGCGACTCCAACGCCCCTCGCCAGGTTTGCGCCCCCCGCAATGCCCTCCCCGAGACCACCCTCTACATCCCCTTCCAGTTCTGGTTCTGCCGCAACCCCGGTCTTGCTCTTCCCCTCATCGCCCTTCAGTACCACGAGGTCAAGATCAACCTTGATATCCGCCCCATCGACGAGTGCCTCTGGGCTGTCGGCTCCCTGGCTGCCACCTCCGGTTCCACCAAGGTCAACGCCGCTTACAACCAGTCCCTCGTTGCCGCCTCTCTGTATGTCGACTACGTGTTCCTCGACACCGACGAGCGCAGGCGCATGGCCCAGAACCCCCACGAGTACCTCATCGAGCAGCTTCAGTTCACCGGTGATGAGTCCGTCGGTTCTTCTTCCAACAAGATCAAGCTCAACTTCAACCACCCCGTCAAGGAGCTCATCTGGGTTGTCCAGCGTGACGCCAACGTCGACTACTGCTCGTCCCTTGACGCCTCCAGTCTGCTCTTCAAGTTGCTCGGTGCTCAGCCCTTCAACTACACTGACGCCGTTGATGCCCTCCCCAATGCCATCCACGCCTTCGGTGGCCCTCACTCCGTGTCCGGTGCCAATGGCTTCATCGACCCCAGCGGTCTCTTCACCCAGGCTGGCGCGTATGACGTCACCAACGCTGCGGCCGGTGGTGCCGGAAACTTCTGGACCACCAGCGGCGGAAGTGCCGGCCCCTACACTGGTTCCCACCTCGGTGTCAACGGCACTCAGCAGGAGTCTGCCCTCTCTGACGCCGGCACCTTCGTTCTTGCCGAGACCGCTCTTGACATGCACTGCTGGGGTGAGAACCCCGTTGTCACTGCCAAATTGCAGCTCAACGGCCAGGACCGCTTCTCTGAGCGCGAGGGCACTTACTTTGACCTCGTTCAGCCTTGGCAGCACCACACCCGCACCCCCGATACCGGTATCAACCTGTATTCCTTCGCTCTTCGCCCTGAGGAGCACCAGCCTTCCGGCTCTTGCAACTTCTCTCGTATTGACAATGCTACTCTTCAGCTCGTGTTGTCCAATGCCACCGTTGAGGGAACCAGCACTGCCAAGGTTCGCGTCTTTGCCACCAACTACAACGTTCTTCGTATCATGAGCGGCATGGGTGGCTTGGCTTACTCCAATTAAAAGGTGTAAATCTGTAACAAAACCAACTGCTGATGCAGATAAATTTAAAAATATTAAAAATATTTTTAAATTCTATTTTTCATTTGTTTCATATCGTAATTTATATTATATTTTGGTATTTCGGTTGGTTAGTTAGTATTCAGGTATATGCCGTTTAAACAAGCATCCATGTGACGTGATCCCCCTTAGTTCGCGTATGATTGCCGCATTCTGAAAATCGCAGGTTGCAAGCCATATTTTGACGATGCAAAAATTCTTTTTAGGAGATATTGTGATACCGTTCACATGTGGAAGCAGAGATTGAGTGTTAGAAATAGTTTCGCCAACTATGGAATATGTCAACTGTTTCCAAGCGAACGGAACGTCGGAATTGGTAACTTTATAAGAAAAGCACCCACCATTTCGATTTCTCGTGTCTTCCCATATCGGCGTAATTCCGCTCCGCATTATAAACAACATACAGTTCATAATTAGCTTGGGTGGAAGCATTTCTGTTATCGCCACCGCATCTTCAACGGTTTCGAATTCGTAAATCTTCGTATAGCTTTTTAAACTCCACTCTGTGTCGTGTGGTAAATGCGCCCACAACGTCCATTTATCTGAAAGCGAATGAGTGCTACTGCTATTGCTATGCTTAGCTGCGGAACCTGCGTATGCGTTGACATTAGACGCGTTCGCCGAATTAACAGATAAATCCGTTTCGCGTGATGTCAAAACATTTGCGGATGATGCCATAATGGTTCACTACTCCTATTATACCTTATAACATACATATTTATTTTTCTTTTATATTGATTTTGTTTATAAATAATTAAATTATGAAATCTATTTATAAAGTATAACAATTGCACGGTAAGACCATATTTATGTGCAAATCCCTAAAATTTAATATTTAATTTCTCGTTTTCTGAACTTAATCCAGTTGATGCATTTTTTGGGTAGCCTGGACTCGCATCTGCGCGATTGTGGTAATTTGGTTCCATTTCCTTTGGTGCAACGGTTGTAGATGCGGCTACCCCTGGCGAAGGTTTCATGCCAAACAGATGAAAAATTACTGATGACACATACGTCATGAGAATAAACGGAATGAAAACGATGAACCACGATATGATGCTGAGGCCAGTGTCGCACAGGTTCTGAAGTATAAAAAGAAATACAATCATAATAAGAAACTTAAAAAAAGCAGTGACGTGGTCGCTTCTGAACAAATCAATGATAATCTGAATCACCGAGAATCCTAAATAAAGAAGAGCTGGTGGACATAATGAATTGACAATCGCCATATTGTTTTGTTTACAACCTATTTTAAATTATTAATATATTTTAATTTTCAACAATAATGCGTTATTATGACAAAGTAGCATTATCCACATTATCCACATTATCCACATTATCCACCTTGTCTGCATCAACCTTTACACAAGTGTCCATAAATTTTCGGATTTCTGAGTATATTAGTTGGTTTTTAGACTGCTTTTGGTCTACAATGCGATTCGAGTTTGCTGCATTGTTTCCACTTACTAAATATTCGCGTATTACCGAAATCTCATCATAATTTTTGGCCTTTAACTTTAGTTCCGCTTCATCTGCAGTATAGTCAGTTTGACCCATAATCAATGCTATTTTTTCAGATACTACAGATAACTCTGGTTCTGCCATCGTATAGTGAACGGATATAATATAGTCAATGTGTTTTATTTGTTCGTATATTGTGTTGTTATATATCTTTTAATATTTATTTATTTTTATATTTATATTAAAATTGACTTAAACCATCTGCTGCATAATAATATACCAAAAATTGCAACTCCTAACAGGATGGCGTCTCAAATGAATTCAGAAAGAACTTTAAACGACCATGGTAACCCCGACCTTGAACTATTGGTCCAGGATGTTCAAGCAATTGTATCTTCGGCCCTAAAGGACAAATTGAAACGCGTTTATGAGATGAACCGCGAATACAAACAGACGCACGATGCTGTCATGCAGATTCCAGCCGTGAGAAAACTTGTCCACCCGCATCCATCGAACATCTGCGATGTTACAGTTACAACTGAAACTGGATGCGAAGAGATGCAGCGTCTCATTGCCGAAAACGCGTCTCTTCGGGCAAAAGTTTCAGAACTTGAGCATAGCATATTGAAAATGATGGATTCGCAAGACGCGGTGCATATTACCAGTTTGGAGCCGGAACCCGAAAATATAACGCTCGTGATAGAGGAAACAGACGAAGTCACAGACGATGAGAGTGTCGAATCACGTGATGATGATGATGATGATGATGATGATGATGATGATGATGTTCCGGCACCTACTGCATCCACAGATGAAGAAGATGATGATTCGGTAGAGGAGGAAGTTGCTGTGACCCACTGTTTGAAAGAGGGTGAAGCGGATGAAACTGATGAAGAAGGAAAAGAAACAACCCCTGGGTTGACAATTCAAGCCCACAAGGAACTGGTTGAAGTGTGTGAAGACACCGAAGAAGAACAAGAAGAACAAAAAGAAGAAGAAGAAGCTGAACACACTGGAGCCGATGACGACGAAGAAGAGGAAGAAGAAGAGGAAGATGGCGAAGAGGAAGAGGAAGAAGTCGAGGCGAATGAGGAAGTTGAAGTGATTGAAGTTGAAATTAAGGGCAAGCCGTATTTCACTACAGATGAAACTTCAGGCGTAATTTATGCTTGCACGCCTGATGGAGACATTGGAGATGAAGTTGGAAAATTTGTAGGAGGGAAGCCGGTGTTCACGCGCAAATGAATTAAAAAGTCGATTCATATTTCATGTCATTTAACGTTTTAAATTAATAATAAATTAATAAATTATTGTCTGATAATTATATTTTTTATTATTAATTCATCTTTTTTTTGTTTTCGATATCGCATTTGGAATGGTTGTTTTATTGTTGACCAGAAATTCATTATTGTCCTCGTATAGTTCGGGCAATGAATGTGTCAGCGGTTTATTCACAATATACAATAAATGGTCACTTTTCAACAATTTTCGATATTCTTCAATTGACAAATTTCCGTAAAATTTGTTTAGAAGGTAATGAGGATCCGGAGCAGGCTTTATTGGTTTGTCGGTATTATTGCAGATATTGTTATACATTACGTTTAGCATCTGGTATCGCTCGAAACGAGTGGATGTATCAATTGTTTCTTTCATCAAATACGATGTTGCGCATTCTGGCGAACAAAAACAACCATAAACTGTGTAAGAGTCGGTAGACTTTGTATACAGTTTGGGTATGTAAATAACTGGCGTATCGAATTCACAGGTGCACCAAAAACATCCGGACTGCTGAGTCGAATTGAATCGCGCATTATCCTTGTGTAACACCAATTTCAACCTGTTTATCTTTCTCCAGACTTCTTTCATTTCAATATCTGTATCTGCCGCCGCGGTATGTGCGTGTGCATTGTTATTTATATCATTTGTCATAGATGTGACGACATAAGGAGATTTAATCGGCACGCACATTGTATTGATGGCTTGAACCGGATTTGATGTGTGCATTGTTGTAATGTGTGCATGTGCCTGGTGATGACCGTCGATATCATTGACACCGTTGCCACCATTTACATTGACACCATTGGCACCGATGATATCTCCACCATCATTATCAACGATGGAATTTATGTCATCGGTCGCATATATCCCAGCAACAGCCTCTGTAAATGTGCCAGCAGTTTCTGAAAGGTCGCCACAATTTATATACGATTCAACGTCTTCTACGACCGGTTCGTATGTAAACGATGCCATAGAGTTATTAATGTGAAGATCACTATAATTACACTTCAAATGCAATATTACATTTGATGAAACGAATGGTTGTTTTGGAAACGTAGGTTTATTTGATATATGTGCGGCATCGCCGTCAGCTATTCCAGCATCACCGACTGCAGTAAACGGTGTCGCAAAAGAAGAAATTATTTTGCCACCCTTTGGTTTTCTGCCTCGTTTTTTTAATACGGGAGGTACGATTTCAGTCAATGTAACACTAATGTTGGTATTGGTATTGGTATTGGATGCATCAGCATCGGATGTAACTGCAGATGCAGATGTATCAACCACCACTTTGTTTTTATCCTTTGAGTCTTTTACTTTCGGAGCTTTTGGCTCTTTGGGTGCCTTTGCTTCCTTAGGCACCTTTTTCAATTTCGGCTCCTTGATTTTTGGCTCCTTTGACGCCTTTACTTTTGGTTCCTTTGACGCCTTTACTTTTGGTTCCTTTGACGCCTTTAACTTAGACTCCTTGGGCTCCTTGGGCTCCTTTATTTTAGGTTCCTTTAGTTCATTCGATTTCTTTAGTTCTTTTATCTTAGGTAATTTCGGTTCCTTCGATGACGTTTTCGGTGACTTTATTTTTTTTTCATTTATATCGGTTGAGACCGCGGTATCGAGTGAGTTTTCCAACTTATTCATGACTTTTAATTTTATCTGTATTATATTATTACGTTACGTATATGATGCGATGATTCTAAATCACACGGGAGTATTAATGTATTAATAATTTAATAATTAGTAATGAATTAACAATTTAAATTGTTTTTGTATAAACTATAAGCTACATGCACAAACCTTTCAAAAAATTACGTGTTCCTATGTTTCTATATCAGCAGGCGCGCGTTCTTCTCTTCACTCAGTTTTGCGTAGCATTTTCTGCACACGGGTATATAATTTGATGACCCTATCACAATTTGCTCCTTCTCGTCCGTAAGTCGAAAGCTGAAAATTGCACGAGTTCCATTTTTGCAACTGCTGCAAAGTGATGTTAGTTTCTCTATTTTATCACAAAATGGAAATAGTTCATGAAGATTGCCTATCGCATTTCGCTCAAAATCTCCATCCAGTCCGCATATATAAACGCGTTTTCCACACACATCAACCCAATGTTTTACGTGTTCTGCTATATCCGAGAAGAATTGACCCTCGTTTATAAGTATTACGTCAGAAGCGTCAATGCATGCGCGCTCTTCTGTCGCAATCTCGCGTATTGACGCCCCACGCACGCACGGTATCATTTTCATGTCATGAGTGGAAAGCATCGTATTCGAGTATCGCGTGTCCCCTGCATAATTTATAACAGCAACTGGTATGTTGCAAAACATGCATTGCTTATACACCTCGATCAACTTGGACGTTTTGCCAGAAAACATGGGACCCAAAATCAACTCCAAGTAGCCATTAGAACAATTTTCAGAAGAAGTCATTCGATGGTCGATAATGAATGGAATGGAATGAGCGAATAAACGAATGAGTAACGAATGAAATAAATAACTAACTAACAAACCAACGTATAGAAAATGTAATCAATTATAAACTCAATTATAAACAATATATAACGAGGTTTTTATATAAAAATAAAATATAATTAACAGCATCCAAATCATCGTAAAAGATACATAACATATACACAAATAATCAATTAAAATAAAAATAAATAAAATGACATCATCGGCATCGGCATCGACATCGGCATCGGCATCGGCATCGGCATCGGCCTAGCCATCGGCAAAGGCATCGGCATCGGTCACGTCCACCCAATGAGTAGTAAAAATTAGTT